TCGGCAGAGGAATGGGTCGTCTGGGGCATTATTGCCGATGTTTCGGGCGTTGACAGAGGTATTCGAGAACTTCAAGACTCTATCAGTTCCGGGATTTCGAGACACGCTAGGCTCGCCAGTCAAATCTTCGGCCTTCCTCTTGAAAAGACGAACGACAAAGAATGCTTAGAGTATTTCCTCGGCAAGAAGGTTCGGCACGCAGGGAACTACGACATGCGCGAGAACACGATGGCCGCACAGCTCGCTGCTGCGGGGAAGCCAGCGCCGGTGTCGTTCTGTAAAGCGATTCTTGATAAGTTCCACCAAGTAGAGCCTGAGATACGTGGAGTCTTTCATAAATACGTCGAGCACGAGCTTCGCACCAAACGATTGCTAAAAACGCCGCTAGGCCGTGAACGCATCTTTCACGGCCTAAGACCTTACGGTGATAACTCAAAGATATACCGAGAGGGTTATGCATACATCCCTCAATCAACGATTGGCGACAACAACGGCTTCGCCATCCTTCATTGCGAGAGGAACGCTCCGGGCCATGTCTTACAGGATGGGCATGACTCAATACTGCTCGAAGTTGCCGACGACCTTCTGACTGTTGTACTCGGTATCAAACTACTCGAACAAGCATACAACCGCGTCCTGCGCTTTCCGAACGGCTACGAAGTACGGATTCCTATCGACCTTCGCATCGGCTATTCCATAAGGGGGCTCAAGAAGTGCCCAGGAAGCTCAAATATCCTTGGCTCGAAGAATACGTACGACTCTTTAGCGCCACAACGGACAGCCCGCCTAGATATCATTTTTGGACGGGAGCTACAGCAATCGCAGCCTCTATCAAGCGCAATGTATGGATTGGGGGAATTGCCAGAATCGTCGAAGAGTGGAAGCTCTTCCCCAATATCTACACTGTCCTCGTTGGGCGGCCTGGAATAGGCAAAGGCGTTGCGATGAATCCTGCTATCTCGTTGCTTAAGAAAGCAGGAACGGCTAACATATTGTCCGACCGCGTTACGATGGAGTATGTATTGGAGAAGCTCTCTAAAGGGTTTCCAAGGATGTCGCCTGGGGTCAACGGAGCGGGAGGGATGAAGCTCGGCTTGGAGTCAGCAGCGATGCTCGTATCTACCGAGCTCAGTGTGTTTATCACGGCATCCCAATTCACTATTACGTGCTTGTCGGACCTTTGGGATAGCAAGGAAGGAATTTACCAATATGGCACTCGTGGCAAGGGTGAGTGGAATATTAATGAGCCTATTGTGTCTCTACTCGGCGGTTCCGCCCAAAATTGGCTTGTTAAGTCTGTCCCTGCTGATGCTGTTGGCGGAGGCTTCACTCGCCGCGTCAATTTTGTACTCGCCACTAAAAAAGAAACCGTCCCAGACACAACCGGCCGCCCCCTCATCGACAAAGACGACCTCGTAGAGGATTTGCGTTACATGGCTCAAATACGGGGGCAGTTCTCTTTGACGAATGACGCCCTCAAACTACTCAAGATTTATCACGACAGTTGCGACCCTAACGACTTTGACGACGAAGCATCCGCCGTCTACAAAACGAGCAAATGGGCGAACGCTGGTAAGCTGGCTGAGATTATAGCGATGTCGAGAAGCGACAACCTTGTCATCGAAGAAGAAGACCTTCAAACAGCTATCGACAAAGTCGAGGACGTGGCGAAGGATTTGAAGATAGTCTTTCGTGCGGTAGGTGAGTCAGATTTGGCGTCGGCGTCGGACAGGGTTATACGCTTCCTTGAGACTCGTGGGTTCGCCTCGCGCGGCGATATACTCGCCTTTAATTGGAGGCACTTTACCTCAAGCGAGCTTGATGTAATCATAGCGACTTTCCGCGAAAGCGGGATGATTGGTGAGAAGAATGTCGGTAACAAAACACTCTACTATTGGAAGGATTCGGTGAAACCATGAGCCAACTCGAAGGCGCAAAGCAGATGCTTGAACGTGAAGGGAAGGAGCAAAGTCCTGAAAGCATTGCAGAGATTTTGCAAAACTTCTCCTTTATCGACGAGATGTTGAACGGTCATCTTCTCGTCAAGATTGATAACTTTCAGTACAAAGGGAAGATTATCATTCCTGAAAACGCAAAACGACAGCCGACGAAGGGAATCGTTGTGGCTGTTGCAGCCGACATTACCAATATCAAAGTCGGTGACCGTATTCTGTATTCACAGTTCGCTGGCTATCTCCTCAAGTTTGAGGACACGCCGATTTGTCGTTGTTTGGGATATAGCGAAATTCTTGGGAAGCTCAAGGCCGACGCGCCGGTGTTGTCGGTGGAGGGAGCATGACCAAAGTACCAGAACCCCACGACGCTCTAGGAAATCTACTCGTCAAAGATGGCTTCGTAACTGTGCAGTTCAACACTCCTCCCATCTTCAAAGTAATTGCTTTGGAAAGCGGAGGAATCCACACCGCGAACGGAATAACGCCGGCTGTCGTTCGCATCGTTTGTGACATGACGCTTAGACAAATGCCCGGCGTTCCGTTTCAGTCGTTGGCAAGCCTTCGTACTCCGGGAGCCGAGGAACTGCTAGAAAGACTCGGCCCGTCGATAGTCAAAGGCTAGTGACCGCGCTTGTGATGCATTCCGCTAAGCTTCTGCGGAGTCTCCTTCGTGCCTCGGTGACCAGCGTGAGTCTTTCCTCTGGTCACCTTAGCCTGCTTAACAGTCTTGCCTCCATGCGCATAGACATTGGAGGTTTGGCTTCGATGCGAAGGTGAACACTCCAACGAATCACAGGTTGACTTCACCGTAGCGATGTTTGCGTTTGCTGTTGAACCGTGTGCCATGTTGTTTCCTCTCTGTTAACAAAGTTAATGGTTACTTCAATCGCCGTGCGTCCACGACGAAACTCGTTACTTCTCAAGGTCTTCGAGGATGAGATACTTCAAAGCCTCGATGTATTCCACGTCAGGAATACCACCTTTGCGAAGCTTCGTCAAGCCAGACAAAGCTTTCGGATTCTTTGTACGAAGGTACTCCTCCATCTCAGGAATCTGAAGCTGCGACACGTCCATGTGCTGAGCTTGAGCTCGTGCTGCGGCTTCGGTAGCACGAGCTTGCTCAGTACGCTTCGCCTGACCTCGATTCTTCGTAATACGCTCACGAGCTTTGCTCTGCTCAGCGAGCTTGCCGGTTCCGTGTTCTCCAGGTTCGGCTTTCTTAACCTCGGGAGTTTCTTTCCTTGCAGCGAGTTTCTTCTTCGCTTCCTCAACCTTTTCAAGCCCCGACTTCTCAGTCCTCGCTTTATGAGCCGCAATTTCCTCAGCCGTTGGTGGAGTAGCTTCGCGTGAGCCAGGTCCTAGCCGACGTATTCGCTCTGACTCAGGCTCGCCTGTGATAGGCTCCGAAGGGCCTTTCGCACTTGGCTCTGGGAGTTGAGGAGGTTCTTGCGGAGAACCTTCTCCTTCGGGGAAGTTCTTTCCGGGCTCGAATTTGAGCTTTCCAGGAAGCTCACGTTCCTTCATCATATGCTCGATTACTTCAGGCGACATCTTCATTATTCGAGCGAGGCTTACGAGGTACGACGAAGTCAGCCCGACCATCGCACCGCCGCCTAGAGCTGCGATGTACGGAGCACCCGACATTCGTAACGTCATCGCCGTGGCGAGGCCAGGGGCGGAGCCATAAACAAGACGGAAGATACTACGGTTCATGAAGTTCTTTGCATTCTGAATACGCTTTGAGGTCTTGATGAATTCGCTTATCTCAGCGGACTTAAGTCCGTACTTCGATAGGTTCTTTGACATCTCAAGAGTTAGGGCTGTATCCTTGCCAAGCTTCGATGCAACCTCCTGTCCCGACTTGGCGCTGCTAACGTCGTCGGTGATATCACTGAACTCCTTGTCCATCTTCGAAGCAAGCTCGTTATACTGATTCCACGACTTCTCAAGACCATACTGCTTTGCAGCTCCTCCAAGCTTTTTGGTCAAGTCGATATAGACTTTGGTAAGCACGACCTTTTGAGGCCCAACAACCTTATCCCCACTCATGGCTCTACCAACCGACGAGCGAAACTGCCGAGCCTTCTCCCATGACCAAAGCTTCGGGGCTGTCGCTTGTGCATCCTTAACCATCTGTACCAAAACAGGATGAGCCTTCTCAGGAGTCTTGACGACGTCCTGAAACTCCTTCATGATTGTAGCGGCTTCGGCTCCGGCGTCGACAACTCCCGTGGGAATCTTGGTATCAATTTGCTCCGCAATCCCAGAGGCATGTAGTTTGACCTCTTCGCTAACAGCTTGAACGGCTTTCGTGACTTTCTTCGCGACATCAAGACCTTTTGCATGAACGTATTGGTCCTCGAATGCTCGTCGTTTAAGAAGACGGCTTGGTACTCCATCGGTGCTAAGCTTGTGTGCGGTTGAAGCTGCTTCGCCAACATCCTTGCCGGTTGTCTTGGCTATATCACTTGCAGCCTTGATACTTCCGTCTACAACGGTCGAATGAGCATGGAGCTTTTTAATCCCTTCAGCACCACCCAAGACCTGCCCGATAGAACCGAACATTTGCCCAGCTCCTTCAGCAACCTTCCCTTCGGCTATCTTCTTGCCACCCTCTTCGATGGAAGAAGCCGGAGCCTCGATTATTTGAGCTGCGTTAAGAGGGTCCTTCAAAACACTCATACCAAAGTGCCCGAGGTTCGTCATAAACTCATCAGCCATTTCATGCCACTGAGCAGTTGCTCCTTCAAGATGTACTTGCTTGTCAGGACGAAATGGACTGGTGCTTGTAATGTCTTTGCCGTGGTAAGCTTTTGACATCTTCTCCGGGTCAAATCCGAAGGATTGCTCGACACCTCGTCCGAACTTGGCAAGACTTCCCGGACGCTCCTCAGGAGCAAGCTTCGCTGTAGCGCCTTTGAGGTCGGTGAGAAGCTTCGAAGGGTCGACTTTTGCCATCGAGTCCTTCGATTTATCTTTCTTCCCAGAGAAGAAATCCGCAGGAAGCGTCGCTGGAGCTTCGCTCGACGAGTCTACGGGCTTTTTCTTCTTTGTAAAGAAATCAGCCGGTAATGTATCTGGAGTGCTCATTCAGGTTTCGCACCTTGTTTGACGTATTTCTCACCATCAAAAACGTACTTCGCCCCGTTGTACTCAACCTCGTCGCCCTTCTCAGGCGAAGCGTCGCCTGTTTCCTCGTCATCGCCTTCGTCTCCAACAGGCTCGCCCGATGCTGTTTTGTCTTTCGTTCCCAGACCGTCGATGACCGTTTGATACGACTCTTTGTAATGCTGCAAAGCTTCGAGCAAATCCGTAACGTCGTTTTTCCCGCTCAGCAAATGGGCGGATAGCCAGTTCGTAGGGAGTTTCTTGATAAGCTCCGTCGCCCCCGCAGCACGAAGCTCCGATGCAAGGTCACCGAAGTCGCTGGCGGAGAAGGAACGCTTCTCGTCCTGAATCTTCGATACGATTTGAATAGCTTTGTCAATAGCCGACATCTTGAGCTTCGTCGCGAAGGTTACGTTCGTACCTGCCTTCGTTTTGGTAATAGAAAGCTTCAAACGCTCGCGCGCGATGTCAAGGTCTACAAGCGATTTCAAATACTTGTTCTTCTCGACATCCGCTGACATCTGTCCTTTCGTCTTGGATGTCTCTCCTTCTGTTTGTTTAATCTTGAGTTCAGCTTCAGCTTTCTGAACCTCAAGCTGAGCTTTTTTAATATCCGAAGCAGCTTTCTCGATAGCCGCTTGAGCTTTCGCTTCTTCAGCCCTAACCTTTGCCGGTCCCGCACCGAGTTGAGTTTCCCTGACCTCATCAGATGTAAGCTGTGTCGGCTTCATCAAGTTGGGGTCTTGCTTAAAGGTCTGTGTTTGAGCTGATGTCTTGGCCGCATTAAGCTGCTCCTCCTGACTCGGCTGCGGCAGCCTTATACCACCAGCCGACCCCGGAGGCTGCCCCTGCGGAGGAGGCTGTTGCTGTTGTCCTTGAGTTGCTTTCTGAATACCCGACTCGAACCCAGACACCGTCGGGTCTTTCTCTTTACCTGGCTTTTGAGCCTCCTGCATCTGGGTGAGCCATCCTTTGTAGACCTTATTGAGAATCTTCTTCGAGTGGTCGTTGTTCAAGATGTCGTTGATGGTATCCTTATCGTTGTTACGAATCGCCTGAACGAGGTTCTGCGCGATATTCGCAGCTTCGGCTTCCTCACCCTTCTTTTTTCGACTATTCCAATTCATCAACAACCCAGCGATGCTTTGCACGGCTTCGTGAGGCTGTGCAACTGGAGCAGGCATCGACGCACCAGCTCCCGAAGGGTCGTATTTAATCGGAGGGGGCCCTCCCGCTCCAGGTGGCGTTCCACTCGGTTGGGCTTGCTGCTGAGGCGTAGCTTGGAACGGAGGTGTTTGTGCCGGCGACTTCGGAGGCTGGCCTTGTGGTTGTCCTTGGGGACCACTAGGAGGAGCCATTCCCATTTTCTGAAGCAACATCGGGAGCAAACCTGTTTGTTGCAACTTCTGTAGAAAAGCTTGAGGAGAGTTTCCCATTTTAGTGTCCTGTAACCAAACTACTCAAACCACCACCAAGACCGCTAAGGAAGGCTGTCCCAAACACTCCCTTTTGATTCGAGTACGTCGGCGGGAACGTTGTTCCAAAGCCAAACTCTTCGCCGAGGAGGGGACTATATTCAGGCCTCGTCCGAATGAACTCTTGAACAAGATTGTCAATCGATTTTTGATCGAGACTTTGCTGATTCATCCCGGCGGTTTCCATTCCAGGCAATGCCTGAAGTGTAAGCTGCCCCAAAAGCGATTCTTGGTCCGCAGCTGTCTGAGCTCCAAAGGTTTCCATCGCCTGAGCCATCTCTGTAGAGCCAAGAGCTCCGCGAGCACCGAATTGCTCTTTGATGTTTGCCATCTGCTGTTGAATGGGTATCTCCATCGACTTCATCGCAGATTGCCACATCGGTAGAACGCCAGGGAGGGGTCCGCCTGTTCCTTTAGTGTAAAACTCCTCAAGAGATTTCAAGATAGGATTGTCCGGTGCGGTAAGCGTACCCGGAGCCGTGGCTTCGCCTGTTGACGGAAGAATTGCCGACAAATTAAAAGGAGTAGCTCCTTGACCCATCTGACTACGAAGCCAAGCGTCAAGCTGTGAGGTGAAAGAAGGGTCGATGGTACGAGCTTGATACTGATTGCCAGGAAGCCTCGCGCCAATGCCGGTACTTGTCAAATCGCCTGGATTGGCATTTGCTCCCGGAAACGGAGGTGTCGGCCCTCCAGCCGGAGGAACAATACCAGGGTCGGTCATTCCAGTCGGACTCGTCATCTGCGAGCTACCGAAGTCAAGAGGACCTCCGGTCGATGGCATGGTCATTGACGGAAAGTTCATCCATTGATTCGAGGTAGAACTCATCCCTCCGAGGCTACTCATGTCGAAGTTGGGGATAGCTCCAGCTCCACCACTCTGCGCACCACCTGAGCCTGCAAAATCTGGGATGCTATACATGACTCACGCTCCGTACATCATACGTCTGTAAACTGGTCTCAAAGCTTGCTCTGTTCTGTGAGCTTCCATCTCGCGACGTTTCTTGCGTCCTTCGATTAAGCCAGGACGGTCTGGGTGTTTGGGGTCGCCGTAAAGAAGCTGATGCACTTTCGTTGCTTTCTCGTATTCGAGATACTCCATGAACCCACGTTCGACCGCGGCCCAGACAAGAATCTCGTTCCACTCGCGAGGTATTAGTATCTGTGTCTGGTTAAGTTGATTATCGTTAATAGGGTGTTGACGCAACAAACGAGCTTGTACTTGGTATGCTTTGTCTGGAACAGGCGTAAAGCCAATCGTATCTGCAAAGCGATACCACTCTGTCGGTAGCGAGAACGTCGGTTGGAAGTTGTCAGCTTTTTGATAGTGAGACTGTCCAAGCTTTCTACGAATCGAATTCGTAGGAGGGTCCTGCCAAATGAGCACATCGAGGGTTGCGACGTTGTAATCACCCACAGGCACGATGTTGTTGAAGGAATACTCCTGTGTTCCTGTTGGAGGCTGTCCAGAAGGAGGTGTTAGATTAAACGTAGGTCCGTATTCCTCAAGGAGGTCGAACTCATTACGAAAGTCAGGATTGCTCGTTATTTCGAGCAAAGCATCACGAAGCCATATATCAGTACGACCGATATCGCTCACCTTGTTTTCGCAACGAAGCAAGACCTCGTTTTCCAGTTGTTGTATAACGAAGTTAACTGGAAGTGGTCCTTGCTGTATTGGTCCTAGAACTGGCATTTTGTGTCCTTAGTTATAGCTCAACGCCGTCAGCGTCACCGCCGTAGCTGGCCCGTTCTGCATCTGCATCGTTACAGCTCCACTCGTCTTGCTCCAGCCTGTTTGTAGCGTCGTGGCGTTGCCTGCGACGACTGTCCCGCTCTGTACTGTCTCGCCCACTGAGTCAGTGAACGTTAGCGAGCATGTCACGGCGCAAGAGAATGTCACAGAGAGCAAAGTCTGATTCGCTGGCAGCGTGAAATTTCTAGCTGGACACGTCACTCCCGCGCTTGTAGCGCAAGCAGCGACGACACCTTGCCCGGTGGAGTTCCATAGTCCGCTACCCCACCCGATGCCAGCCTGAGTGCCAGAAAGAGCGCCAACGGGAAGCCCTACTAGCGATAAATTCGTAGTCGCTGGAGGCGGCGGCGGAGGAGGGTTAGATAGAGCCGCAACTTGAGATTGAAGCGTTGCTATCTGAGCGCCTTGTGTTGCTATAGCTGCTTGAAGAGTCGTTATCTGTCCTTGCAGAGAAGCAATTAGCGCCGTGTTTGCTGTGTTCGATGTATTGAGCGTCGCAATCTGCTGAGTCGCTGTGTCGAGCGTGCCGCCTGGAGCGATTTGTGACTCAACCCAACCCTTGTAAGCGAGCAAATCTGTCTGTACATTCGCTTGCGCTTGGCTCAAGAGCGGAAGATTCGCTAGCGGGTCGGGCGGCTTCGAGACTTGTGCGCAAACAGGTAGCGCAAACAACAAGCTAATGAGTATCAGTTTTCGCACGGATCCTCCATTCGTGAACACCCCAAGCCGCTTGCGCTGCACTCCCGCTATACGCGAAGATGTTGCAGAACTTTCCGCCGTCATTCTTCCAGCAAGACTCTGCGACTGATGGCATTACAATCGTTGTCAGCCCTGTCGTGATGCCAAACGTTGCCCACGCTGCACCGTAATGAGCAGTGCAAGGTTCTACGCCGTTCGTTCGGCGACAGTGATGCAAGCCAGCGGCGTCAATCGAAGCGCCTGCGACCGCTGCTCCTTCCATCAACAGGAAGCGTTTGTGATGAGATAGCCAATCACGCGGCCCCGCGCTGACCGTGGATGCCCAGAGCAAGAGAGCGAGGGGAAGTTTTTTCAATGTATCTCGCTTTCTGCTTGGCGCTGAACAACTCCATAGCAACTCAAATGAATACGTTGGCCAGAGCGTCCGTTGATGACCATCTTAGTTTTGCTTTCCTCTACGATCTTGATGTGCAACTTTTTGTCACCCGTGATGGAGCATCCCGGCTCTTTTACGAACATAGAGTCCCATTCGATTCTCGCCAATCCTTTGTGCAGGATGATTTCTTTTTCAAATGCGACATACTCTTGCGTATCGGGATTGAAACGCAATCCCCCAGGTACGGGAATAGGTTTATGGCAATGCGGAGCAATCGCCGTTCTTATATCTTCCACCGGCATCATTCCTGAAGGACAACTCCAGTGGCCGATAGGCTCTTGTTTCCAAGTAGCAATAACCAGAGGTTCCGGTTTAGTGGTGGGTATAGGTGGTAGTTTCTGGGCCATCGCACTCGAAACAAAAAGAAGAAAGATCATGATATTCTTCATTGTTCTACCTCGCCACGCATACGTAATCTATATCCCAAGCAAGATTTCCAAGCGCTGCCGCATTATTATCCCAAGTGATAATCGGAGCCGTACTACTACGCGTCGAGAGCATCATCGTGGCGCGTGCGTTCCATGCGCCTGTTCCGGTTAAGGCTGGACTGAAATTACAGGCTGGTGTTGTTCCCGATGAACCAGTATAGGCTTGGCCGGAAAAGTTCATAGTCACTGTGCCTGCTGCCGTGCCTGCTGCCGTGACTGTGATTCGCAGAGTCCCTTTCTCGTTTGTACTCCCTGCTACAGCGGCGCAAGTAGCCGTCGCCCCGGTGACGGTCGGACAGGTCGGCGCAATGTCGGTAATCGTACCGACGTAAGTGCTGGTAGGATTCGAGAAGAACGTGCCGCCGAAGCTCACAAGATTCACGGCTTTGCTGCTTGCGCTGGAGATGGTATTGCCGCCAAGGTCGTAGATTTTGGATGGGTTCAAACCTCCAACAATGGCCGCTGCTGTACCGCCGCCGTTGTTTAAGACGGAAGAATTTTCAATATAGACGTTCGCAAATGACCCGGCTGAAATGGTCGTTGCTCCTGTTGTGCTGTTGAGAAGGTAATCCCCCGAGAGATGGCAAACGGCTATATGGGAGGCGTCAGTCCCATGACATTGCACTTCTACTCCACCCGTACCACTGTTGTAGGGAACAAAATCCCCGAAGGAAAAAAATGTTAGAGGTCCTGGGAATCCATTATTAAAAACTTCTACCGCCGCCTGATTTGTTCCCGTTCCGAATCCATAGATACCACCATAGGACCATACCTGACCGCATCCTGCCGCAGGACAACCGACAAACAGGCTCTTTACGTTGTTCACGGCGCAGAAAACGTTGAACATGTAGATGGCCCCAAAAGCCGGGGGAACAACGTTGCAGCCCGTGGAACCCACTCCATCATTGTGCAATCCGACCGCAAGGATGCCGGAATTGCCGGTCATCGAGACGCCGGTGAACCCAGCGGTAGTGGCCCCCCAAGCGTTGAACAGAACGTTGTAGATGTACTGATTGGAGCCGTTATTCAGAGCATCTGAGCCGGAATAATGAACAGCGGCCTTGCCGTTGAAGCCTGCGCCAATGGCCCCCTGTCCCGCCCCAAAAATGCCCAAATTTTCCGTGAATATCGCTGTCGCGCCGAAAAAGCAGCCATCCGCGCTCGTTGTTCCAGTGCAGGATGCGGCGTTGAAGTTTGGCGTTGGTGCAAGAAGCCCAGTGATGCCGAAACTGCGGACACCATAAGCTCCATATCCTGAACCCAAGTCAAGTATGCATTTATCGCCAGTGCTGTTGGTATTAAACAGCGCCGATTGTACGGGCATGATGCCGCCAGGGAGTTGCACGATTCCACAATTCAGGATCGCGACATTCCAAGCTGCCGTTAGACCAGAGGTCGCATCGGGGCCGATAACGAGGACGCCTGCCGCTGTCACTGTTGCCGTTGCATTCCCTCCTGAGCAGGTTCCCAATTGAGCGCTGACAAAGGTAAACGTCCCTTGTGGCAACACCATTACTGACGGCGTAGAGATAATCGAAGTATCGACTGTGAAATTCGTTCCATAGCAAATCCAGCCGTTCATTGCCGTTGTAAAATTGCAATCATTATTTGGACAAGAAATAGTGTTTTGTCCATTCGTGAAGGTTGCATCGGGAATAGTGAATCCTGGTATTACATTATAGGGAGCCTGCGTTACATCAATTAGATTCTTACTAAACGGCGAGCTGCTGCCGCCTGCGGCCGTCCATGTATTACACACCGTTCCTGTCGACGCCGTACATTGTCTTTGTGATGGAGTCGTTACGTTATAGTACTGTCCTCCGATAGAGCAGTTTACCTCCGTGTCGGCATATGCATTAACGCCAGGACCGCAGTTCACCGAAATCGTTGGAGGTACCAACGTAACCGTCTGCGAAGCACCGAAAACCGTAACAGCTTGAACGAAACACTGAGTAGGAATTCCCTGCTGAGGACATACAGAAAACTGCCATCCACTTTGCGAAGGGAGCACAGAAGCGTTCGGAGTAAGCGTAAACGAAGCTCCACCAGTCGCGCTGAGCGCTCCAGACTGCGTCTGATTCGGAACCGTCCCACCTCCACCTACGAGGTTAAAAGGAGGCCCGAAGTTCGTTGCTCCTTGCTGAGACTTCAACACGACAGTGTAAGAGCCGTTGTTCCAGCTTTGCGAACCGGCGTCGGTTACTTGCAGGGTTACGCTTGTGGACTGAGCGTCGGCAAGGGTTGGAAATAGCACTATTGTTAACAAAAGTAACAGTTTCTTCAAAAAAGACCTCCTTAGTCCACTGTATCTGCAATCATCTGCCTGTCTGTTGCAGAGTTACTTCCGCTCGCCGTTCCGAATGCAATCGTATGCTGCAAGAAAAGTTGCGCCGTGGAGTCAATCGTTCCCACCGTTGCCGTATTGTTGTCAGCAAACACTGATTCCGCTGCCGAAGCCAGTGCCGACAAGTCAATCGTTAAATTCCCGTGTGATTCAAAGGCAGCTGACACTCCCGCCGTCTGCGTCGAAGCGTTTGTGATACAGTTGTACGGGTTGTTCGTCGCTTGAATCCCGCCGAGCGCAGAAGTTGTCCATGATGCGAGCGTAATAACCGTTCCACTACCGCAGCCTGACACGGTGCAAAGTTTCAGTTTATGCGTGATCGTCGTCGTCGAAGCTGCTGGCGTCGAGTAGACCCCCGCCAACTGAATTAGAAGTGTGCGCGAAACGGAATTCAGCGCTCCCGCCGTAACCGTGACTACCATGAGGTTTTGGTCTGAAGAAGTGTTCACACTGACGGTGATAGGAGAAACATTGACAGCAGCAAACCCAATCGCAGGAGCGCCAGAATCTACAAGATTACCATTAGCATCAAACTTGACGCTATCGCCAGTTGTTGCTGCGCCGCTTCTGAATTGGAGATTGACTGTACCACCAGGGTCAGCAACTTGAACAGTGCGAGCTGCTGCCATAGCCGCCACGCTGGTACAAATATTGTTAGTCGCTGCTGTTCCCAAGCAAATATTTGACCAAGGCAAAGCATTTGTACCGAGAGCGAAAGATGCCGCTGTCCCCGGCACCGGAGTCACATTGAATTGCGCCTGACTATCAGAAGTTCTGAAAGCTGCCGAACCTCCAGATTTTGTGAGGTACACCCCGCCTACCGAACCTATTGCTCCACTCGCCGCTTGAAGCGATTGAATATTGAGCGTCCCCGAAGCATCTACGAAAATGCACGGATGGGTAATGTGTGAAGCATCTTCACAATCGAAGCCACCAGTGTTGGAATTAGGACTCCACATCAAAAGTCCTTTACTCTCCATCGCAAGTGAATAAGCACGGCTGCTACCTTTGCCTGTCTGGTCAGTAATGTAGACGCCATAGGAATTTGTTGGTGTAGCGCCATTACGAGCAAGGGTCGAAGCCCGAATTGAGGCCATGTTCGTTACTGCTGTACATGGAGGCGTTCCAACGCAATTCCCTGGTGAATTGAAGGTGCCTGCCGCTGCAAGAATGCCTTGCGCCCATGTGACTGTACCGCCACCGGATTGGATGCTGGTGTTATGCTCGGCGGCGGCGCAGCTTGCAAGCGTACCTGTCAGTGTTCCAAAAATGTCACATTCCGCTGAAATACCATCTACGGTAAGTCCGTTGGCTCCTACAGTTAAATTGAGTGGGGCTGTTTGGAAGTATCCTGTAACAAGAGCAGCGTTGGTACCTCCAAAACTAGTAGGTCCGAATGAACTGCGCTGATAGGCAAGAACGTTGCCATCGGAGAAGTTGTAACTAGTCCCGCCATAGGATGCCGTTGGAGCCGAAGGGTTGCAAGTACCACTGAAATCCCAAAATTCGATGTTGGGATTTGTTCCTGCGATAGTCGAGGCTGGACATGTTCCTGTAAATGTACTACGGATAGCGATGATTGTTTTGTTGACCGACCCTGCCGCTGTGACTGCCGCTGCTACAGTATTATAACTTCCTGCTCCGGCACCTACCCAAAGAATGTCATTAAGGTTTAGCGTCGTCGCCGCCCCACTGACAATAAGGGAGGAGAACGAAGCTGACGACGATCCAAGAAGTGGGGCGCTCCATACATACGAGTACGTCAAAAACCCAGTCCCACTCACGCTTACAACATACTGAAACCCCGCGTTTGCAAAGAAAGTGTAGTTGCCATTCGAATCAGCGTTCGTTGGATTCGATAGTACACTTGTCAAAGACGCGTTTGAGTAGATAAGAGTTGTTCCCAAGCAAGCCGTCCCCGGTGAAGGAAGAGTCGCCCCATTACACACCGTAATCACAGCGTTAGGAATAGGCTGTGCAACCGGACTGGAAACCCCAAGGTTGCCTGGAAGTCGTACAGAACCCAAAGCGATATTTGTATGATTGGCTCCTTGAGCTTCGCTTCGAGGTACGAACATACTCAAAAGAAGCCCTATGACAAAAAGACGAATTACAGCACTCGCCACAGTCGCACGAAGGGTCAACGCCGTTTTAGTCGAGGCCACCGAGCCAGTGTAAACATCAACAGCTCTATCTTTAATCATAATCCAATATCCTACAGGGATACGTCCAAGGTTGTGGTTCACTGTAAAATCCGTATTCGGAGCAGCCGGAGCAACTACGTTGATCCACGAACCGTCGATGTTATCGCGATTTGTTCCATCGCCAAAGCCGAGTTTTCCATTAATGACGTCCGTAAGGTTTTGATAAATCTTACGAATCATCGCTACGAAAGACACCAAAGACGGCTTCGTAGGCTCGATAGCCGTAAAGTCGAGATTAGGAGTTGCTTTCAATTTGCCACCAATCCACCACGTTGTTCTCCACCGACATCCCAGATTGGGCACAACTCAACAATAGCCGTAGCCGTCAACGCCGGTACAGACACCACGTACTGAAACCGAAGTCCAGTCATGTTGAATTCCTGGATGTAGCTCAACACGTCACCACTCCCTGAACCGATCGTAAACGCAAAGGACTTCGATTGGTTCTGCTGATTCGACAACGTAATAGTAAATGTCGTCGGGCCGAGGTCGATAAAAGACAAACGAAATTTCTTAACTTGATGCTCGTGCCTGCGATCTCCGAAGATAAGCTTTCCTGAGGTTAAGCTTGCGGGTATCTCGGAGTAGTTCGAGAAATCCATATAGCCCGCAGTACCGTCGCTAAAGCCAAGCAAAAAGCCCTCGAAGGGGTTGTTTTGCTGAAGAGTAGCTGGTGTCCAAGTTTGGGCTTGGATTGTTCCGACAAGGTCAATAATACGAATTGCTTGATTCTTGAAGAAGTTTCCAACCGTCACTATTGTTTTATTGAAGGTAAGCTGAGCCCAATTACCTTCGTCGAAGTTGTAAACCCACACCGATACGTTTGGAATCACAAGCCAGTAGGCTCGAAAAGGCTGTCCGTTTATTGAGTAGGTAGGAAAGCCGAAAATCTTTTGAGGATTAACCGACATTACGTCGGTGAGAATTCTAGAACGAGCGCCAAGCCTACGACGTTGGTCGATTGGCATATCACCGATTGTTTGCATCGACGAGCCGTCAAAAGCGTAAACATTATCAACACCAAGATGAACCTCCATCTCACGACCATTGTCGTCGAAATGGTCAATACTATAGGGGGCAATAGCTCCTTGCGTCGCGTTGATAATAGGAACAAAACTGAAGGGAGCAAGACCTATTCCTGTAGGAATAATCTGCATGAATCCGTTTTGGTGAACTCCCGCGCCATACTGTCCTAGCTTTATCACTCCGTTAATAGGACCAAGGTTGTTCACTATATCGTTAAGACCAGAGCTAAAGCTCGTCCAGTCGGTTGGGTCACCAATTCCTGACCAGTAATAACGGTTCGGGAAAGCCGGATTCACTCCAATAAGATGTAGACCAACCTCAGCTATGTACTTAAAAGGCTGCGCCGTGGCGACTTGATTGTACGTCGGAGCGATACCATCCCACGTAAAAAGTTTGTCAACACCTTGCGAGAAGCAAAGGAGGTAATTCAAAACATCCCAAGAAAAAATTTGATTCGCATTCCCGCTGAAAGCCGGACCAGTAATAACAGTCCAATTCCCGTTTACAAACTGAAGCAATCTTGTCGGTGTGATAACACACTGAATATGAGCACCGAGTATGTTATAGAAATCGGCGATAGCCATAATAGGCTCATTCGCAGGAGCAGGGAAAGCAGGCAACGCCGTCCATCCAGGACGAACATAGGCAGCTCCTTTTCGGAAGATAAAGTTCTTAACGTCAGCAAAGCCAAAAGACTCTATCTCCGTCAAAGGAAGCTCAGACTGCGTCCCTCCGAACGGCCCGGTTAAAGAGGCTTCGTATTGCTCCTCAGAGCGTACTTGGTTTCTGTCTTGAAGCTGAGGCATTTTACTCCGTGTTTACAACTCCGAAAAACGAAGTGTTTATCGAGTAAGTAACACTCAAACTAACAAAATCTACGCCGGCTGTGTCGCTCGCGGATGGGTCTGTATCTTTCACTTGAAGCTGAAAACCGAACCCGGCGTTGTTTATATCAGCCGGGAGCCATCCAGTTCCCCATAAATCACCTGAAGAACCGTAGCTAACTGTCTCGGGGGGCACTCCCCAAGCTGAGCCGACCGGACCGTCTTTGTTGCTGCCTACACCAACTCCAGCCTTTAACAACTGAGCCAAAGCGTTATTGAGGGATAGAGTTCCTCCAATATCTCCTCTAACCACAACAGCCAAAATCCCTAAAATCGTCGCGAAGAGCGGTATGTTGAATCCGAATCCAGTAGCGATAAGAGCGTTGGATGTCTGACCGTGAGTAAGAGGGAAGGTAGCGTAGCTTCCATCCTGGACGAATATCCTATTCGAATTCAGCCAGCCACTTGCGACTGACGCGGGAAACGGTCCTTGTGTTATGTTTGGCATCAGCGTGTAAAGTTCACTTGAACGTTTACTTGAGAAGGACTTCCTGTCTCCCCCGTAAGCATCAAGCTAAGATAATCTCCGATTGCATAGGCCGTGTTCTGAACAGCCCCGCCGTCCGTCCAAGTGTTATTCGCAACGAGGCTCAAATCAGCTGCGAGGTGGTTCAACGCTCCGTTCTTCTGAGCGTTCACTGTAGCTCCAGTACCTCCGCTACGAAAGCCTTTTACATTCGTTACCGTACACGCAAAAGGAGCTTGCCATATAACAATCGTCTGAGCAGCGACAGGTCCGATGAAAACACCACCTATCGTCGGTAAGCCAGCGACAAGCTGAACCCATGCTCCCCCATTCCACTGAAAGAGCTGATTTGTGTCCGTTGCGTAGTAAGTGAGACCAAACCCAGCTCCGCCCCAAGTTGCGTTAAGAATCTCCGGTGTCGGACGATTTCCGAGCGTTCCGCTTAGCAACGACATCCGCTGCATAACGTCGACACGAAGCTGCCTCAAATCCTGTCCAAGCAGGTTAGCGAGCTGAGTGTCGGGAGGGAACGTTATGTCCCAGATGTTTGTAAATACCGGAGGAAAAGGCATTAAACGAGCACTCCTTGATTAGCCTCAACCTGTACGACTCTGTCGTCGTAGAGCTTAAGCATCAACGGGTCCTTCTGAGCCGTAACTTCGAGAGGCTCACCGATGAAAGCCTCGACCCAGTCGTAGACCTTCATAAGCTGAACATACTTCTCCGAACCTTCCACCGAACCCCTCGCCGTTAAAATACGGACTTCCTTGCCATCGCGAATCCAACGCTTTACTCGCTGAACCATTAGAGGAATGGGTTCTCCAATTTCTTCGCTCCAACCACCATACTTCGCGAGCGTTCCGTCAAGGTCGACTCCAATCCACTCACCTTCGTCACCTGTCAAAATGTGCTGAAGCTCTCTGTAATCCTTCAAGCATTGCTCGGTCATGTCGGTTCGGTACTGAAGGTTTGGTATCTTCAGTTTCGATATTTGGTGATACACACAAGCGAATGCTTGACCGATACTTCGTCCTTCGTAATTCATAACTCCAAGAATACCGACTCCGTGCGAGCTCGTTAGCTCGTCCTCGGCAAGCTGAACTCCATAAGGATAAAAGTACTCACGAGCATCTTCATCGAAACCTTGAAGCTTGACACAGTCCTCGTTGTGGTACTTTTCGTTAGGCCACGGCGGAATACTCAGCCTAACCCCTGCCCCAAAACCTTCCATAAGGCGAGCGCTATTGCTAGAGCCACAAGCCAAATCAGCGATAAAAACACCAAACTCCCAATCACAAAGAGAATGCAGTAGAGTAGGAAACGCATCATACCCGAAGCGGGGGGTAAACTCCAGGCCATAGACACCTCCTTTGTTGACAACGCAGTTAACGTCGATTGGACCAACATATCGGCGCGCACGCAAGGCTTCTGTTAACAAAAGTAACGTTTGCTTCACTAGAGGGTCGTTAGACTCAACAAGCCATACGACGTTGCCGGTACAGCCTCCTGAGGGGCCAAGGTCACCGTTGAGGAATTGCTTTCGCTCAATCGTGTGGTTGAACATCCCTTCGACCCAATCTTCGCCGTTGAACCAACCCTCGGTTGACACGGCGGTTCCTTCGACAAACTCTTGGACGGTAAGCTCAACATCTCCAGCACCATGCTCCTTCTCCATCTGCTGTAACATCGTATGAGCATCCTCAACATCCGACGCTACATACGAAGGAATGACGCCGCTAAGGTCGCCTTCAGGTTTCAGAACCACCTTCCCAGTGTTTTCCGCGAGCCGTTCAGCCTGCTTCGCGGCGTCTTTCCAGGTAGTAACTGACACAGATTTGGGAGTCTCTATTCCTGCTTTCCGCATCACCTCCTCGGCAAACTTTCGGTCTGCCTCTAGCTTGTCGGCAAATGAGCCTCCACCAAAGACTGGAATGCCAGCATCGCGGAAGGAGTCAAGTACTTCCCCGAAGCCGGTGCAATCTGCGATGACGATTTGGCCCATTTGATACTCTTCCGAGTAATCGACAAGTCCTTTTCCCTGAGTGTTGTGCATGTGGTCGAATATCTTAATCTTAGCGTCGTGGCCTTCAAGCTTCAACCGCAAAGCGAGTCCGACACCATCACCTGCATCAGAGAGTATTAAGAATCGACTCACGTTGTTGACAACTCCGGGTCCGTCAGAATCTGAGGAGGATACTCAGTACCCTTCCTTACCTGAATGTGAAAATGCTCGTTGTCCATTCCATGGTCTTCGAGAAAAGCATAAAAGCCAGTCCCGAGGTTTCCCTGAATACTTTTAAGAATAAGGTCTTTCCTATCAGGGTCAAGGTCGTGCGTACGAACATCAAAAGCCTCACCTCGATGATGAGGGTCGTTCGGACCGCTATGTTCTCCATCACACGCGGACGTAATTGTAAGGTCATGAGGGAGCGAAGCCGCACAAATGTCGATAGTCGAGAGGATTCGAAAGCCCCCCGGAGCTATCTTCGTAAACTGAACACCGTCTTTAACTCGAACAACTCCCATAGAACCTCACTTCACATGGACCCGAAGAGTTGTCGGGCCGGCTCCGAGTGTTGCAACGATAAGACCCTCGAACCAGTTCTCCAGGTTGTAAGTCTGTATTTCGCCGGCGAGTACTGTCTGAAAGAGCGACAAGACGATCGATTTGTTGTTTCGGTCGCGGATATCAGCCATTACCGCTCCTTGCGCTCCGGCTGCGGCTCCGCCAACAACTTCGATGAATTTGATGTAGACTTGGTAAGGGTAGATAACCAAGGCTCCAGGAGTGTCGATAAACCAAGTACGTGAGCTAATATCATTCGCCATTTATAATCCTCGCTCTGAACCTCGTCGGAAGGTCCGTGACTTTCAGGTCATGTCGCTCGCAATAATCACGAATGAGGATTTCATGCTCGATCGAAAAATGGTCGAGCCATTTCTGAACCTTGTAGTTCAGTCCTATCAAGAAAAAAACGAACGTGATCATTGTAAGAATATTGCCGAAGCTGATTGTAAAGTCCCAATGCATCACGACTCCCCTAGTTGAAATTAAACTCAACAAGCATATCGAACCCATAGAAGTCAAGCTTCGACGTGTTCGGAATCGCGACCGTCATTTCAATCCAGAGCTCCTGGTCAGGAGAGATTCGGTAAATTTGCTGAGCGGCCGGCAAAGGAACGTTCGTTACGTAAGGGTTCGCCTGTACAACCGTCGGGATACCGGTCGCAGCCAATACAGCCGTCACCGCCGGCGCGACGTTGTTTACCATCAGAGTTTGGTCGACTCGCAAAGTGTTCGTCGTGAGGTTAGCAACGGTCACGCGATAGACAGCATCAACCGAAAGGAGCTTAAATCCTTTAAGTTTGAAGGCTGTTCGTGGCGTAATCCATTGACCAGTGCTCATCGCTCCGATAGTATCGGGACGTCCTTGCGGCGCAGCCGAAGCAGAAATACCAGCACCGCCGAATTGTTCCTGCAAATCCTCGAAGAACCCTGTACGACGAAGAATCTGCTGTGTAACATTGACCGCTATATTAAGCGTCTCGGCTCCAGCCGACGTTCTCGTAAGCGACCAATCACCAACGGCATTTCTTGTAATCACCGGAGCAGCCGTCGAGCCTACGGCAATCGCATCTCCAGGACCAGCAAAGAGACGAGCGTCATTGAATCCCAAACTCTGCATGTATCTTGATTCTGTGTGTGGCATTGACCCTCCTAAAGGTCGCGCTGTTTGGCAGCGACTAGTAGCCTAAAACCGAAGGTGCCCTGTTTATCGAGGCCCTCTACATCGCTTTGTCCCCAAGCTCAGCAAAGGAGACAGGGCACCATTAAAACTGAGGTGAATCGTCCGCAATCGGTTCCTTCAAGATGTCAGCTACTTGCATTTCCAAGTCGGCTGATTGGGCCAAGGTGTCTTGAATAACGATATCACGGTAAAACGTAGTTGGGTCGTCAAAACACTTCGGACATACAAGGAGGCCTCGTGACAAGCCTGTCTGTCGACGTAGTTGCGAACATCGGTAGTCCTGGCCACACCTGTCGCAAACGTGCCAAGGATCTCCATGCATGCCTGAATGTGACTGGTTAGGCATTAGTGTGGTGACAGTCTCTTTCTTTGAAGATGAAGCTGAACATACCTATCAGCATCTTCTTTCGAAAAGAAATGGCCTTGCACTCCGCAAGAACACTCAACCTTGTGGGAAAAACGAGAAGATGCATCCAACTCGATAATCTTAATCGAATGCATCTTCTCGAATTGTTCCTGCGTCATCACGGCAGCGTCACCGCTGTCCAGGTTCCTGCCGCGCAGGTGTAGATGGTTGAGGTAGTAGTGACAGCGGCCACGAAGAATCCTGTGTACGCCGTACAAGCACTCGTTGGAGCCGCCGGTCCCCAATAAGAAACGAGAAGATAAGGAACCGCCGTCAAGGTAAACGACATCGACGTCGTGGTATCACCAGCCGTAAAAGCGGTGATGTTCGGTGCGATGAAGTTTGGCCTTGCCGTCGAGGGTAGAGCGTAGCTCCCCGTCGCGGTGCAGGTAAGGGACTGACCTACGTTCGCAAGCGCGGCTACTGTCGCTCCGGTTTGAAGCTGAACCGTACAGGCTGAAGGAGCGGTTCCTGTCAGGGTCCAGCTAAGAATAAACGACGGATAAGCACCATTGCCAAACAACGACAGGTTCGCCGCGTTCGACGTTGGATAGGTAAGGAGCGTTCCAGGGGTCGCCGGACCACCCGAACCTCCAGTAAAGTTGGTCGAAGCTGTGAACACCGCCGGACTGTTCAACGAACAGCTTGGAGTTGAGCTTGCACTCAGCGTGCAAACCGTTGCGTTGATAGTCTGAAGGGTCTCAGCACCTGAAGCGCCAGCGTTGCCGCTGACATACGGACGCCATCCGATTACGCTACCAAAGCCTCCCGCTGCGACAGGAGGAGCAATCGTAACCGTCGAGGTCGAGCCGATTGTCGTAATGACGGCCGTCGCTGCGGTGTCTGTCGAGCACGGTGTCTCGGTGTTCGCGGCTGAGAAGAACGTAACGCAAATACGATACGCTCCTGCCGCCACCGCTCCACCAGTGGTAGAGGTAAACGCCGCCGTCGCCGTTGAGGTCGATACAGCGTTACCGACTACAACCGCCGGAGGCGCTGTAGCAATCGTCATGGTGAAGCTTTGCGAAGTTCCTGCTTGACCGAAGGTCACGAAGGTGTCGAACGGACCCCAGTCAACAAGGTGGTTTAAGCCGAAGAAAACGAGAACAGCAAGGAGGAGTCTTTTTCTCATATTCATTAGTCCTTTCCTTTGGATTTTACGAGCCTCAACTACGGCCCGTTCGAACCGAAGGTTCCCTCCCAAACTGTCGCACCGACAGAGATGCGCATGAAGCTCACCTGCTTGATCGACCGTGTGTCAAAGTCATCCGCAAAGTCCTCGTCGAGTTCATGGCGAACAAAGAACTTCAGGCGATGAGCCATCTTGTCCGCAAGCACGAACCACGCGCTCTGCGAGGTGAGGTAGTGACAAACGAAGTACTGCAAATCTTCGGCAAGCACAGCGTTGATTTCATTGTCTGCGGTGTACGGCTTGTGAGGGGAGCCAAGGATTTCACGAGCAATCCACTTGAGCTCTGGTGGGATTACGACGGTTCGAGGCTTGATAGTAATCGGCAAGCCTTGGCTGTCCGGCAAGCGCTCGAAAAAGTTGACCATCAACTGAATAGCGGTGAAGCTAAGGTCAACGTCAACAAGAGGACGGTTCGGGTAAGTTCCCGGAGTGGCAATGATATTACCGATACCAGGAGCCACCGACGTTGCAGCCGGTCCACCGAGGAGCGGGTGGCTCGTATTGAACAAAGACAAACCATCCGTCGTGGTCACCGTACCGAAGCCGAGGTTAAAGACGTTGAAGGCTTGCTGCTCCTTCACGAAGTGAGCCGAGCGCGCAAGGGCTTTCGGCACTTGGTTGATGACGTTGTACTGGTCATCCTCGTAAAGCTCGAAGCTGCACCGAACCCCAAGACCGTAGGTTAGGTGAAGATAACGCTTCGAGCCTCCTTGGATAGCGTCCGAGTAGGAAATCGCTTCGCCTTCTGGCTTCTCCACCAACGGAGGCAAGCCGGCGAACTCGACTTCATCTTCGTAAGCCATCTTCGAGGTTTCAACGTGGAAGATATGAGAGTATTCTTCATCACGTTGAAGCAAATCGATCCAGTGAAGGAACTCGTCGTGCAGACCGGGTGCCATGAGTTGTGCGAACTGTCCACGGACCATTGTCATCGTTAGGCCACCAGTTGAGCTGCCGCTGGAAGTACGATGAAGTACACTCCGCGAGTTGAAACGCCAATAACACCCTGATCATTAGGGTCAAGTCGAACAACTTCGACAACAGCGTTTGCCCCTATTTTTGTTCGGTCAACGTACCAATGACCGTCTGCATCGAGGGTCATTCCGTACTGTTTACCAACATCGGTTGCAACCGTCGCTTGAGCCGGTCCGACCTGACCGAGGAAAACGGTGTCAGCCACCGCTACCTCGAAGCCCTGTCTACCGTCACGGAACAACGGTCGTGATATCGAGACTGCCAACGGCTGGAAGGGAATACCCTGACCAGTCGACGGCTGAGGAGTTGGGTTCACCGCAGCGGTCGGCGTAACACCGAGCGCAGCTAGGTTATTACCAAACTCCTTTGAGAAGCCTGCAATGCCGAACGCTACTGTAGCACCATCCCATGCCTTAACGCCCCCGTCACCGGCGGCCAACTGCACAGGAGTTCCTGGCAAGAACGTCTGGCCGGCTTCTTCAGGAAGTCTGCGCATTCGAGGCTGTTGACCTGAAACAGTTTGAATGCTGTGGATTTCTGCTGAAGCCATTCGTACTCCTTTCTTTTGTTAACTTTTGTAACAATAGTGAAGGGGGCACTCCACTAAACTCGTTTAAGTATTGTCCTTCGTCGCGGCGTCGACCTCAGCGAGCGGAGGTACGTACATTGATACTTTGTTCCTGATTGCATCGGGAACGTTCAAAGCCTGAGTAGGTTGCAAACGTCCGTCGGCGTTTTGATGTTCCTTCCCTCCGCCCTCGATGGTAACACCGGGCTTCTTCATTCGAAGACGAGCGTTTTGCTCGTTCCACTTCTGATTACCTATGTAATCGACACGAGCTATCTTGAGAAGGATCAAATCACCGTACATAATGCGACCGTCGCGACAGAGCGACGGTGGGCAAGGATGTCCGAGGTTAGTGATAACATCCTCAGGCTTTGCTGGCACGAAGCCCATCGCAATGAGCTGATCGTAGCGAAGCCCAGATTCCTTCTCGCCTACCGCTCGATTGCCAAAGAATAGAGACAGGTTCGGGTTCTTCGGCTTGAGGTTAAGAAAGTTCGGGGAGCGAAGCGGCTTCGCCTCAATCTGCTCCCAAGGAATCTGCTGCTCGACGGCGGGCTTGGCGTCTGAAGCTCCAGCCGGTGAGGTCTTAACCGCTCCAGGCTGCATCGCCGGAGGAAGGCTTTTTGAGGTAATCGTAGGCTCAGGCATTGACCATCACCATCGCTTTCTTTCTCTTAGCGTAATTCTCATACGACACGCCCATCTTATCCGCGACGTGTTTTTCTTGGTCGGTGAGCGATTCGGGACCGTCCTTCGGCCTACTGTCGCTTCCAGGACCGTTTGGCCCAGGCGCTCCTGAGGTGGCGGGTTCGAGGAAAGAATACTTCTTCTTTCGAACCTCAGGGTCTCTCAACTCGTCACCGTGAATCCCTTTCAGGTACCAGTAGATACCGATCCAGGCTTCGGGGGTCATGAGGGTTGTAGGCTGATACTTACGAGACTCAGCATCAACCTCAGCACCCCAAGCCTGAAACAAACGACCGTCCATCGTCTTACCGCCCGACGCCATGTCAGCGTTAGCGAGCTGTTGCTGAGCGAGCATCCGTGAGGTCGTCACGCCGTTGCGAATCGTTGCGGCTTCGAGTGGGCCGAGGCGTGTGTCAAGGACACCCTTCGGATTCTCCAGCATGTTCTCTGGAGTGGCTTCGACACGGTCGGGAGGTTTGTTATCTCCCTTCGGCTTTGCCTCAGCAGCCGCAAGTCGAGTCTTAACCTGCTCGAACTCGTTCTGAATCTCCGTGACCTTTGAGTCCTGCTCAGCCGCTTTCCTTTGAGCCTCAGCAAGGTCGGCCTTGAGCTTCTCAGCGTCAGCAAGTTTCTTGACGATGTCTTCCGGCGAAGCATCCCGTAGTTCGGGAGGAATCTTCTCCAGTTCCTTCTTGTCTTTAATCCTATCGAGCCAACCCATTCTATTCCTCCTTTAAGGGACCGCATTTGCCTTCGAGCACGTCACGTTCGTATTGCCGTAGGTCGTCTCGAAGGCTGTTGATAAGGTCGATAACGCCAATACTTCCCTGAGCACGATGCACCTTCACAATACTATCAGCCTCCATCAAAGCCTTGTTTTCCCTCAGCCTAACATCCTTCATCCACTCATTGAACAGGCGTGCCGCCGGGTCGTCCAGCCAGTTCAGGACCTGCGCCGAGTGCGCCAGGAGGCGTTCCCTGGGGCTGAGCTCCATTCGGACTTGCTTGGGCTGAGGCATTTGGGACTCCGTTCTTTAGAGGGTCAGGTACGAGACGATCGACTTCGTCATGACCAAAGTTCCTGAGCATCTTCTTCATCAAAAGGTTTGAGGCTATCATCACCTCGATGAAGTACTGCTTGACCGCTGGCGGGGTCATCACCGACTGCATCGAACCAAGAAGCTGAGCAACGGTTTGGTAATGACGCATCATCACCTGCACGAGCATCATGTCGTTCTGCTTTTCGACTTCTTTGTTGATGCTTGCTGACGAGGAGTAACAAGGCAATCCCATTCGACGAGTCGCGATGAGGTTCAATGCTTCTTTAATCTTCTCGGCTTTCTTGCCAAAGAGAGCCAAACGACCTTCGTGATGTTTGCTGTCAGTCCCGAACTTACCGTACTGAAGAGAAATCAAACGCATCAACCGAACATGGGAATCACGCATGTCCGAGACGTTCAAATCCTTACGCGAGTTGCCTTCCTGCAAAAGCGAGAGCGTTCCCATGGCTGAGTAGATACCACGCTTCGTCTGCCCACCAGCACCCATCCCCTGTTGTGGCGGAGATACACCAGACCGTCGTTCAGCAAGCTCAAGTAGGAGCCGAAGTTCGTCGAGGTTATTGGTACTGACGTCTCCATGAGCCATCGGCTCAATCTCGTCCTTATCAGCGGGGATCATTGCAGATGGATAAATCCGATATCCTTGATGTAGCTTCGAGTCTGGATGTATTCTCCAGACCTTCGTATTGGAGACAGTCTGGTTGTCACGATAACCGTTGTATGTCTCCGACGCCCCCTCCTGGAACATCCACAATACCTCGGCAAAGCCGTAGCCAGGATACATATCATCACGGTGAGCCATGCGCGCACCGACGAACCATTCGCTTTCGAAGTTGTCGTAAACGACGCGAAGTATCGTGTCCGACTTTTCGTGGTAGGTCGCTATCATTCGAGGAGCGAACGACTCGTCGTTATAGCGCCAAGTGACGTAGCACTCCCAAACATCCCACTCTTTGTGACCGTAAGACGCAGTCGTCTTCGCGCCTAGAGTCTCTTCCTTCTCAACCTGCACGGTCGTTGGGTTGGTACGGTCAGGAAGGCCAAGAACCTTGTCCACGGCTGCACGGTCGTAGATGTCGGTGAACTTTCGCTCTTCGAGTTCATGCTGGAGCATAATACGCTTGTGACACTTGATGTCCATATCCTCAAGCGTCTTAGCCATGACCGGGTAGTAAAAAGCGTCGAACGGAAGCTTCTCAGGGCGAGGGCCTTCGTAGAGGGTCTTTGTAAGGAAGTCCTTCGGCTTGCCAGAGCCATCACCGCCAGGAATAAGGAAGGACCGGGTCTTATGCTCCCAAGGAGACTTAAAGGTTATCGTTCCGTACTTGATACACTCGCGAAAGCCTTCGTTGTAGATACGATAGAGGTCAAGCTCCGATGGCTCAATAGCGACATACTGCATGAATTCTTCGTAGGCTTCTTTAAGCTCGTCGGACTCGGTACCAAAGTCGCCAAGAATCTTGGCTACGATGATAGGCTGTGTCTTGAAGATAGCAGCCATTAACTGAGCGTGGAGGGTGTCGGTGTGTATGGCGATAAGAGGGATGATAAGGTTCGAAGCGTTCTGGAAAGGGAACTGTCTTTGCTCCTCCGCAGGACGCGCTTCGTAGGCCATCCTCCACTTTGTTATCTTTTCCTCATAGAGCTCCCTCATCGAGTCTTTAAGCTCCAAGACCCGTCGTTTGAGGTAGACGGCCAAAGCCGTTTTCTTCTCCTCAGAGAGCTTCGCGACGATGAGTTCTTCGGGCACTTACTTTCCGTTCAGTTCCCTTCGTACTTGAATCTCGAACTGATGAAGCTCCGCCGAGGTTGCTGTAGGACCAACAGTCGATGGAGAAGGAGCCTGACCACCAAACCATATAATCGCTTCGTTTACCGCAACCGTCACTCCTGTAAGCCAAAGCTGAATCTTCTTCGCTGAGGACGGATTGAGAACACGAAGCTGAGCAAGAAGCTGAGGGTCGTTCAAGGCTTTGGTAAAGACGCCAAGACAGTCAAGAAACTTGCTACTCTTGTTTAGCAAAGCGTTGTTCGCGTTGTCGATACAAGTTCCATAAGCGTTATTGATAGACGTCCCAGCTGTAATGAATCCTGTTACGATTGGTTGTTCGTTTGCAGGGAACTGAGGGACTTCCGCTCCGGCAATCGCAAGAACACTCGCAACAACTTTGTTGACAAGTTCCGCTCGTTGATACGCCTTGAGAGTACAGCCACTAGGCAGTAGGAGTAGCGGGAGCAGAAGCAGAACTGCTAGACGTCGAACCATTTGTTCCTCCATTTCCGTTTTTACTGAGTAGACGATGAGCCTGAGTAAGACCGAGATAAGTTCCAAGAACAGTCGTGATTGTTTGTTCAAGCCAAGCCACGACCTTATCGTCGAGTTTCTCCTGGAACCACATCATTACCCCGACTAGAACGAAAAAGATTATAACGAGGCTGATGTTGTCGAACTTCGCCTTAACGAAATCAACCATTTCCTGACGCCTCCTTAGGCGCCGGGTGTAGTAGGGACCAGAGCTTGCAACGCCTTTTGCGACGCATCGATACTCGTCTGGCTAGACGCAAGCGAGGTATTTACAGAGTCAAGTGTCGCTTGGTCCACAATCTGCGTCACCCCACCCTTGAGCGAAGCTACCAACGTCTCGATTGCCGTCGCGGTTGCGGCTAAGGAGTTCGCCGCCGAAGCCAACGAAGTTGCAACCACCACCAACTCTGCTTGTGTAGACATCTGTTTCCTCCAAAGCAAAAATTGGACTAGAAAGAATAGTCCGAAAAGTGTATAAACGACATTCAATGTACCCTCACTGAGTAAGGAGAGTTAACACGCATTGCAGCTCGCTGGTTTGCACCAAGCATCGCGGCGTATTGCTCATAACGCTGAGGTGCCTTGATAAGCTGAGGCATATAAGCAAGAGCATCCAGCAAGTCGACGAACCGTCCCTTCGGAAACGTCGTATACTCTCCAAGAAACTCTTGATGCTTCTTCTGAGCAAAGAAACGCTCGTCCTCAAAGATAGGAGCCAAGACGTTGCGAATACGAAACTCCTTCTTTCGAGTAAGCTCTCCGTCCTGCCCCTCAACCTCACCACGAAGCTCGATGATAGAAAGAGACTGTCCCTTCATCTTCGCCATCGTCTGGATATGGTGTCCGATGTACTTCTGTGCGGCGATAGTCTCTAAGCCGAGCTTCCGAAGTCCCCACACTCCAGCAAGGCGAAAGAGCTCATTGTAGAACTCGTCGTAGCCGCTTGCTTTGAGGAAGTAGTCGAGGAGGTAGTAGTTATTGTCGGCTGAAAGCCCAACGATAGGAACTGCATGACGGCAACGGCCCATTCCCTGATTCCCGGAGTGGTTCGGATCTGCGGTCATACCGAGGCGAAGGTGGGATACAGGAAAGTCTTTGAAGACCCTTCCGTCCTTTGCGTGATGCCGAATCATCTTCTTAAAGCCATTCTTCTCGTTTGGCTCCTCGATATAGAACCAATTAAGCCAAGGCTCTTTGAAGTCGGCATTCTCGGGAGCGGCAGGGTTATTGAGGAACTGACAGGAGAAATTGTAATTACGAAGGCGAGCCTTCCAACGCATCAGCTTCTCGAAGCTGAACTCCTCAGGAAAGATAGGTTGGTCAGATGGATGGGACTCGCAGCATCCACCGAGCGCGGAGTGGGTTACGATGTTGAACCAAGGCTCATGCTCTCGGATATGCGAGTTAAGGTCGGTGTAAGACCACCGATTCCCCACAACGAACTCGTCGTTTTCGTGCGTCGCTGAGGAAGGATTCTCAAACGCACCGACAAGGAGTTGATGATACTCTATCGTTTTCTCCATGATGCTGACTGACTCAATGGCTTTACGACCAACGAGGTCGTCTTGAACAAGGAGTCCGTCGTAGTGCCTTGACTGAAGCGCACCACCCACCCCCAAGAAATCGAAGGTTCCTTCGCCATGCGAAGAAGCGCCGGGCGTCCGTTTATGATGCAACGAGTAGTTGGACCAAGTACAAGAGGAATCAGGGAGTATCTCTGGGAAGAGCACTCGGAAAATCGCGTTTGAGCCGTAGTGACCACTTATCCTTGAGCCTAGCTTCGAAGCGTTCGTTATATTCTCCGCTACGAGTAAGTTGCGACTATCGCGTCGATGCATACGATGCATGAAGGCGATGAAATCGTCACCGTACCCGTTCTGTCGAAAGACATCTTCGTCACGACTGTCGAAGGGTAACGAGCGCCACATGGGAAACCCCTCACTACAAATCGTGGATTTGAAGTGGTCGCGTGGTAGCTCGTAGACGTCTTTGAGATGGTCACGCTCAAGAGATTTACACCAATTCTTGTGAAGGCCCTCAGTAAGACGCTTACGTCCTAACGTGTTCTTAACGAAGTAAAAGAGCGAACCCAGAGCGTTCATGCGCATCTTCGACAGCTTGACGTCGTTAGCGTCGGTCGAAAGAATCTGAACTGGAGCGAAGCTTTGCATTATCGTTGGGCGAAGCTCTTCCTCCGACACATCGCATCCCTACGCTTTGCGGGTATCTCTTTCGATGCAAAGCTGTCGGTTATAGGGTAATCTCGTGGTTGGGCTGACAAACCGTTCGCTCCTTCGCCGGAACGCTTCGGACGGTTGGGTTTGCCAGTACGAGTCTTTGGTTGTGCGCTCGGTGATGCGAAGCCGGCCATGTTAGAGCTCCTTCAAAAGAAACTGAAACCCCAACTTCAAAACCAACCCCAAAACCAGCGGGGCTTTCACTCTAGCCTGCACGCCACAAAACCCCTCAATGGGTTAAGCTCAGGAGCCACACGAACGGATCGTGCAGTACTAGGTCGTCAGCAAGCCCCGCTAGGAAAGCGACGTTGCCTAGATTCACCACCGAGTGTGGCTCCATTTCAATTCACCTTAGCCTTGTCTACGTAAGTAGAGGCGATTTTGTTACCCTCTGAAGCCGCCGCATCCAGAACCGCCGCCGGCACGCCCGGAGCTACGGCAGCTTCGCTGTCAGTGGCGGGCAATGTCCTGTCGGGGTCGCGGTCTAGTATTTCCTTCGCAGCCGCGAAAGCCGTTCGCATATCTCGTCTTTGAGTCACAGCGTCCACCAGAAACCTCACAGCCGCAGGTACGGCTTGACGAAGCTCTTCATGAATGAGGTTTACCTTTCCCTTCAAAGCCGCATCCATCGCCGTTAGATGGCCGTTCATCAAAGCTGCTTCGTAGTCTTGATACTCCTGAGTTGCAAGGAGCTGAGCAAGCCCGCTCACCGTCATATGCATCTCTTGGGCAATCATCTTGTCAGAGACGCCGGCGATGCGCCAGCGAGCGATTTGCGGGATTTTGATGTTTCGAATTTTGAGGGTGAAAGGCATTAGTCGTCGCAATCTCCCAAGAGCCAACGCTTTGCTTGGTCGATCATCCAGTTGATCGAAGAGACCTTTGTATCGTCTTGAACGATAACCCCTCCCGTAATGCCTTCGGCTTTTTCAAACTCGTCTGTAGTATCGTACACAACCACGACAGTACGCATCCTATCGGCCTTCTCCATCGCCTTCATCAACGTATCGGTAGCCGACTGCCCCGCATTGATACGCTCTTGCTTCAACTCTGCCATCAACTGAGCCTGTTACTTAGTCATAGCCGCAGGCGGCGCGGCGGGCGGTTGGGCTGAAGGTGTCGCAGGAACCAACTGCGGGCCGTTCTGCTTCTTCGAAGCGATAGCCGCTTGAACTTCCTGAGGCTTGTGAGTATCGCAGGCCGGGTTCGGGTTTCGTTGCCAGTCCTCTCGGTGGGAGCCCGCTCCGCAGACTACACAGTTCTTAACTTCGTTCGCCATATCGACCTCCGATGCTTTGATACACCTCTGCTACAGGCTAGGCACATCGTACCACAAACAGGCGTGGGTGTCAAGGGCTGGATGTAATTGCAAACACACAACTTACGATAAATGTTAATAAGTCGATATACTCAATTCATCGCGACTCGTGAGTAACACAAAGCGAAGCTATTGTTACCTTTGTTAATAGAGACGAGTTGCGTGGAAATGGAAAAAATTTTTTGCGATGGTAATACTCCTCCTCGTCACCGAACTTATTTTGAGCCCTGGGTGGTCGGCAAGATACTCCGTGTTACAGCGAACACTATATATGAGTACTACGGTATAGCGTGGCGTCGCACCGATGCTACGTACCGACGACAGTACATACAACACATCGCGCTCTCTGCGAGACATACTTCGTTGTATGAAGTAAGCTCAGAGGAGAAACGCTATGTCATCTAATGGTCAAGTAGTTGCAGGTTTGTCAGCAGTAGCGACAAATGCAGGCACGATTGTAGAAGTGCCAGACCTGAAGGTTCCGACGAATCGTATCTATAACTTCGTTACGACCTACAGAAAGGACTACTTCGAAGATCACTCGCTTGACTGGTGTCTCGACGAAATCATCACACGTGGTATCGCTGAGATAACCCGCCAAGTGAAGACTGCACGCAAGGTCGCGGTCGACAAGGCATCAGGTTCGCTCTTGAAAGAGTTCAACCTGTCGCCTGCCGACGCAAAGAAGCTATTGCTCGACATGCTCGCGAAGCAACGCGCCGAGGCGGAAGCCGCTGCAAAGGCGAAGCCGAACGGCACGACTGCGAAAGCTTCATGACACAAAGCGAACACGCGACAGCGTGTCTCGCAGATGGCGCGATGCTGACACGACAAACAAACGTGTGTAAAATTACTTATGAAATACGGTCTTGAAGTCGGGCTGAGTCCCATCTTCAATTGTGTATATATATTTTTTTTTACACAGATAGAATAGACTGTGGGACTTCGCAACCGTAGTTCGTAAGTAATTTTATACACTTGTGCAAGGAGGTGTCTATGTCGGATGGACGCGACCGTAAGGTCGTGCGTTCGCCTATTCAGCGTGCGGCTATCGCCTTAGTGCGACGAGAGATGCATGAATATGACCAATTGTCTTGTCGGTCTCGCTTGATAGTCGAGCCTCCGAGAGTCTCTCTCTTGGATGCAATCGCACAAGAGAAGCTTTCGCATCATGAGCATGGAGAGCGAAGCTGCGCGCATGGTCGTGCACTCCACACTCCATGCGTCGAATGCGAACGCAATGACGAAGACTGCAAAGCATATCGCGTCGCTGCGATGCAGCGTATCAAGGATTTGTTATCTCAATTAGGAGAGTGAATCCATGACCTTACGGGATTTCCAAGACGCTATCTCGCGAGAGGCTCACGGCTTAACAAAGGCCGAAGCTATCGAGCAAGGTATCTGCGTCGATTGTAAAAAACCGAATGCACTATCGCGTTGTGTCACTGATGCAGGTCGTCGTGAGTACTACATCAGTGGCATGTGCGAAGAGTGTTGGACGAAGCTCTTCTCCGAAGAGGAGTACTGAGTTCAACTCAGTACTCTCACTCCATAGCAACGTTCTAGAGCTCTGGCGAAGCGGCGTAGCTCGCTCAGAACGCGCAGCGTCGCAAGATGGAGTGAGAGTAGTGGGTTGAGTCGTAGCGGTGTGTAGTTTTTACAACCTATTGATAACAAAAGGTTTATAGTGCTTGACAAGCGCAAAGGTTTATGCTACACTTTTTGCGTAGCATTGTCAAGGAGACCGAATGCGAGTACCTCATTACAACGTCGGTATTAAAGGTGACGAGTGTCAGTGTGGACGACGAGCTTCTATCGTCCACTGTCCCGTCTGTGGCTCGACACGTCGCTACGCACGCAAGAATCGAATGCATCGAATGCTCGATGGTACTGACAAGTTCGTTAAGGCGGAGTATTGCTGTATGACGTGTGCTCACGAATACATCGAAGAGGAACGAGAGTTCTGCGAAGCTCCTCCTATCGGAGAAAAGCTTGCGAAGCAAAAAGCAAAAGCTCTTGATGAAGCAGGCAAAACAGAGTTTACTCCTACCGAGAAAGTAGCGGCTGAAGCAGTGCTCAAAGCACTTCGCTCTGGAACACCTCTCGAAGAGATTAAAACACCAACACCGACGTTGTCGGAAGATGAACGTAGCAACATGGTCACTGAGCTAAAACGAATGCATCTTCATCATCTTCTCGCTTTCAATGCTGGTCAACGTAACGACCATCCCGGTCCTATCGAGAAGTTCGTCGAAGATGGCATCAAACAATTTGAGCAAGATTGGATTAAAGCGAGCCGAGCATGACACTTATAAAAGAAAGATTTGCCTGTTTCTGTATGGAGTGGGACTTTATCGTCATCATGGACGGATTCATGAAACGACGTGAACTAAACACAGAGGAGTATCAAAAGCTTCAGCGCATCATCAATCATGCCTACAACGAAATCATGAGGTTTCTCTTCTAATGACCGACATCTCTCCAGACCTACTCGCTGCCTTGCAACGTCTCGGCGTGACGATGCCAGAGGCGAAGCCGATTGTCGTACGGTCTTACGACGAACGCCTTACTCATTGGCATATCGTAAGCGGTGCGTTTGAATGTATGGTCGATATGCGCGACGCTAAGACGAGTCAAGAAGCTCTTTTCTTTGCTATCGAACAAACGAATTTACAACCATGGTATGTTCGTAAGGAAGTAGCAGTCGAAACACCATCAGTCCTATCGGTTTCGAGAGGACAGTGGATTGAGTGGATAAGGAGTCGTCAATGAGCAGACCTTTTGGTGTTAGAGCAGCACATCCAAGGAAGGGACCACCTTCGCCTCCATATCAAGGGCTTTCGACGACACAGCAACAACAAGTCATCGAAAAAGCCGAAGCGAAGCGTGCAATGCGTCGACAGAAGAGACTTCGGTGACGAAGATACCTCTAACGAACAGTCAATACTACGCTCTGCAAGCAGGTGTCTTTCTGCTTTGCTTTGTCGGTACGATATGCTTCTACATTGTACTGATAGCGCTTGCACCGTAGGTTTCGCCGTACTTTCGTACCTACGTAAGTCGTTGCAAGCCAATACCTTACGGCTTGACTCCGACCAACAAGTTTTGGTACCCTAACAATGTACCGAAAAGCTTCTGTGAAGCTACTGTTAACAGTAGTAACAGAGGCATCACAAACCCCAGGTTCAGTCAGTTAAACTCAAAAGGAGAATACATAGTATGAAGACGTTTCTTGCAACAAAGGTTCATTATCACGAAAACGAGCGTGACAAGGACAGCAACCTCAAGACGTACATCACGTCCGAGGATGCGTTCAACAAAGCGCTCAAAAAGGCGACCGACGCCAAAGAAGCACTCCCTGAGCTAATCGTCAGCCAAAGCGCGCAGTACAGCGTTGCGGAGACGGTTGGCGAAGCCTTGCGGCTTAGCGGAGTCGCCGTGGACGTCAGCCCGATCGACGACTACATCAAGGACAACAACATCGATGTGACGTTGTTCCTTGATACCTACAACAACACGGCTGCGATTCTCAAGCAGCACAACGAATTCGCAGACACCATTCGCGACAGTGCCTTCAGCGCTCAGGAAGGCGCAATCGACCTTGCTCACGCAGTCGCGCAGAAGAGCGAGCGCTCGAAGATGACGGTGGAAGACAAGTTCCTCAAGGAACTGTCGAAGCAGGGTATGACGGTGACAGCCGAACAGCTTCGGGCTGCGTTGGCGTCTATCTCTGCTGCAAGCGCAACGGCTTCGGCGTCGGCTTAACACTCCTCCCGACGTCGTGCAACGCAATCGGCGGTCATAGCGTCCGTCGTTACTCCGTAGCGCCTTGTGGGTGTGAATTGCGTCACACCCACTTTTTATCTGTCTTTTTATAGCTACGCTCTGGCTTTGCGACTTCGTCGTTGTACAGACCTTCTCAACGACCTTGGTCTAACAGCTTTTGCGAAGCAGAGTGTAGCTATAAGGAGGCAGAAAATGCCAAAAACAAAAAAGTGGTCGAAAGAACGTCGTCGTATCTTTGAAGCAAAACGAGAAGCAAAGAAAGCTGCGGAGAGGAATCCAGTTCCTTCGATGGAGCCGGACAACCTCGTCGCTCCAAGACCGCAAAGCCCGTTCATGCGTCTGTCGAACGAGCTATTCCGATTCCACGAGGAGCTTCAAACCAAGCTTCATGACCTTGCCGATGTCTTCAGGTTCTGAGCGATGGCCATCAAAGCCCGTATCTTCTGGGACACCAACGCTCAAGCCTACGTCGTGTCGATGGCTTTTAACGAAAAGCTCGTCGATACGCTAAAGGCTCTAATCCCATCAGGCGACCGCTCTTGGGACCCTCAATCGAAGATGTGGTACGTCAAGGAACCCTACGGAGAGGCTCTTCGGAGCCTCTTTGTTTCTGGATTTGGGATTCACGCCGTATCGTTCACGAGCAAGACCGTAGCCGAGCAAGCTCAACAAAACACTCAGCAGCGTACCTCGTCGCAGGGAGCGATGCTTAACACTTCTGGTGGTACGACGGAGGATGCGCTTTTGGCGTTCTTTTCGTTGTTGAGCTACGACGCTGCGAAGGCGTCTTATCGCAGAGCAGCGATGGACCTACATCCTGACAAGCAGTCAGGCGACGGAACGAAGATGTCTAAGCTCAACGATTTGTGGGCCAGACTCGAAAAGGAATACTTCAAAAGATAGGAGAAAAACGCTATGACAGATAAAATTGTTCCAACAAGTCCCCCCACAGGACTAAGCCTCACCGGAGGCAAGCTCAAATCAACGAGCACTCCATTTCAGGCTCGTGTAAACCAAGCGAAAGCCTCACAGCTCGACGCTACGGCGATGCCGAACCGCCTCTGCTTAATGCTTGACCGCTCGTCGTCGATGGCCTCGGTCGCGGATTACAAAGACCGAAGCGCGAGCAAAACGAAGATAGACCTGCTTCGTGAGGCTATTGATAACTTTGTTAACAGATGTGATTTTAACAACACCTCGCTCGCGGTCGAGACGTTCCCCCCGCAGCTTGAGCTTGCTCTAACGAGCGTTGGGGTAATGATTACCTCAAGCGTCAGCGGCCTGAGCGCAAGCGGTAACACTCCGATGAAAGCGTGTGTCGAGCGTTGTCTCGAAAAGATACCCATGACACGCGGTATCATCGTCAGCGACGGCGAAGCTACCGACTGGTACGACGCTGTTTATAACTTTGACGATGTTGAGTCTCCTGAAAGACATCCGGCGGATACGATTTTGTCGAAATACAAACAAGCCGAAATACCCATCGACTGTGTCCACATCGGAGACAGCTCGTCGGGCGAGGAACGACTTCGGCGTATTGCCAAAGAGACAGGTGGCATCTATCTCAAGTTTACGGATGTCAAAGCCTTCGCAAGCGCCTTCGCCTACCTCACTCCCGGCTACCGAGCCATGCTCACCGACGGTCGTATGTCGGCGGACCAGATTGGGGCTAAGGAGGTACTTCGTTGAAGAAGAAAGGTCCACACATTTCTCCGCATCTGTTGTCTTTAATGGAGAAGACACTTCCGATTCCTTCGGATTTTACTCTTCACGGAGGACTTTACATTCCGATGTCGACCAGACCACGTCCGTCTTTCATTGAATACGAAGAACCAGTTCTTCCTCCAGAACCTCCATACGAAACGAATATGATGGAGGCTTTGATTGGTTGGAAGTCGTGGTCTTTCATAAATAATCGTCTGATGACAAGAGGGTGTGATTGGCCGTTCCTTGCTCCACTAAAAGCGCAATGCTCGACGTGTGCTCACGAAGCAATCCCTACGGAGCGTTGCTTTTGTGGCATCTACGCAGCAGGAGACCGTTACGAAGCCGAAGAGTATTACGACGAAGACGATATCATCGGTCAAATTTACGGATGGGGCCGTTACTATCGAGGAGATTCCGGCTGGAGAGCACAGCTTGCCTATCCGAAATGTTTCTTTTTGAGACACAATCAAGCTTCGTTGCTCGAACCATTACGAGAGTATCGCGTTCCAATCTACGTCGAACAACCAGTTTTGCTCTACAATCCAGAGGAGGATGGTTATGAATATCGGCCAGAAGAAGAGGACTGGGATAGCAGAGCCAGTACGGAGTCCTCTCCCTCAGAAGAAGGAAATTCCAGTGACGAAGAGGGAACCGGTTCCGGTAAAGAGTAAATGACACCAACACCCCAAACTGACGAACAAAAAGCCGTCGTCCTTGCTATCGGCTATAAGTTCTCTCAGCTCGGCTTGTCAGCTTCGTTCGTCGATCCAATTTCTGTAGGCCCTATCGTCTCTGTCTACCGATTCCAGCCTCGAGGCTCGACGAAGGTCTCTCACCTCGAAGGACTGAGCCAAGACCTTGCGGTGGTACTCGGTGCCGAAGACATAATGATAAAACGAATGCCTGGCGAAAGTGCCGTCGGGGTGTTCGTGCCGAACCGCGAACGACAGTGGGTCAAGTGGTACAATCACTGTACGCTCGACCCTACAAAGTACAAGATACCCCTCATCCTTGGAATCGACTACCTCGGAAAGCTCGTTGTCGAAGACCTTACGCTGATGCCTCATCTGCTTGTTGCGGGGTCGACAGGAGGAGGTAAGTCGACGCTGCTTAACAGCATTATCGGAGGCCTTATCCTCAACTACAAACCGAGCGACCTTGAGCTTGTTCTCTGTGATATCAAAGAAGGTGTTGAATTCTCCAAGTTCAGAGATGCTCCTCATCTACGGAGCCTTATCGCGACCAGCATCGACATGACCCACATACGGCTCGACGAACTAAACGACGAAATGACACGGAGGTTAAAACTCTTTGCTCAAAGCTCAACACACAACATCCTCGAATACAACCAAACCCGACAAGGCTCGGCATCTCGCCTCAGCTACATTCTTGTTGTCGTGGACGAAATCGCAGATTTGCTTGCTGACCGTCGACGAATCGAAGAAGAGCCTTCGGCAGCCTCCTTCGGAGGAGACGACAAGATTCGATATGCTCTTGCTGGCAAGATTGCCTCGGGAAAGCTTGCGAAACTCGCTGCGAAGGCTCGGGCTTCAGGGATTCATATTATCGTCGCGACTCAACGCCCAAGCGCGAAGCTGCTGGAAGGTGATATCAAGTCGAACTTTCCTGCCAGGCTCGCCTTCCGACTACCGAGTCAGACAGATAGCCGTGTCGTTTTGGATACAGGCGGAGCCGAGCATCTTATCTCTCGCGGAGACATGCTCTTCATCAACCCAAACAAGCCGGGTTTGCAGCGAGTTCATGCTCCACTCGCTACGGCGCAAGACATTCAAGGAGCTATTGAGTTTGCAGCGCAGAGGAGCCGATCGTGAAAAACTTCGTTCTGTTCTTCAAAGGACTGTGGTCTTTCTTCAAGAAAGCCTTCAAAGAGCTAATCAAAGACATGGTAGAGGAGGGGCGTAGGCATTGAGCTTAGAATCCGTGTCTTTTCCCTTTTGTTTCGCTTTTTGGCTGTATCTTGTTGATAGTAAAGGACTAAGAAACTTGTTGACTCGCACTTATTAAATGTGGTACTATAACCACCGTGCCCAATCAAAGGCAAAACTACACGACCATCAGCTTTGAGCTTCGTCGTGACTTAGCGTTGAGGCTTCGTAAGATACTCCCTAAGTACGGAGAGGTAAGCAAGAAGCTCAGACAGCTTGTTCAGGAGTTTATTAAGCGAGAGGAAACAAAGTGATTACGAATTTCGACGCAGTAAGTCCAAGAGTTGTTGATGTTCGCCTCCTTTTCGATATTCGTGCGGTCGCCGTGACTTTGTCTATTCCGATGGAAATGCTTGAGGACGAGCAGAACGAGGTTGCGGCTTTATCGTTGATTGCGAAGCTTATTCGAATGGTTCCTCATTTGAAAGACTCGGTCCTTCAGCACAAAAAACTGAGTGAGGTTTTGTCGACGCAAGGAAGAACATTATAGATTTTATCCTCCCTCGTCTGCTTCGTATTGGCAGACAGGCTATACCTAGGACGGCTGAGCGTCATGCTCTTGGGTTCGACTCCCAAGCCTTGAAAGCCTACGAAGTGAGCACGACGAGGGAGGTTTCCTTTTTACAGTCGTACCAAAGAGGCTCAACAAATGTCAAACGAATTACCTCACGAACAAGAAGGACTTCCTTCGCAAGAAGACCTCGACGCGATGGCAGAGGAGCAACGAGCTGCTGACGCTACTGTTAACTTTAGTAACGAAAGCGTTAGCGGCGTCTGCATCACCTGTGGTCGCGTGAGCCTTCGTATCTGCACCCACTGTGGTCAGGAATACTGCGCTCAGCATTACTGCATCACCCATGAGATGTCGACCGAGCGTGTCGCTATCGTCGACGATGATGGTACTGAGCACCGTGGACAGCGTGTCAAGCTTATAGGCGAAGGATGGCCTAACCATCTTCTTCTTATCAAAGACCTCTCCGACGAAGAGCTTGACTTCCGTATCGGTGACCTTCAAAAAGCCCTCCAACAAGCCATCCGCACTCAAGACTATACCCAAATAAGCCTCGCTGCTCATGAGTACGAAAAAGGCTACCGACAACACAGTCGCTACGTCGCTGCGATGAAGAGACGCGAAAAGCTTCAGCAAGGAACGCTTCGTCTGAACAACAAGAAACACAGAATGACTTCGTCTGGAGTATCGATACCTCCAGACATCGCTGCGTTGATGAAGATAGGTAGTATGAGCTATGAAGATGCTGTCAAGATGAAGACGTTGCTCGGAAAGAAAGCATAACCGAGCGCGAGCAAAGCGGCCCAAGCGGGAGCATAGCGCATGAGCAAACAGAGAGCGGGGGCGGGGCGGCAGCAATTCTACGTCGGAAGAGTAGAAGGCAAGATTTTCTTCTATCGAGATCTGGATTACAACGTTTTGCGAGCAGACCTGTTTAAGTCGCGGAGAGCGGCACGGAAATGCTACGACGATGTGGTGCGCGTGACCGTCGAGCGTCTCCCTAAGAAGGTGGAAGGAAATGGAGGAAATAATGCTAGGTGAAACTGGTACTGAGCAATTCATGATTGAAACCCGGCAGGATGGGAAGTTGATTCGCTCACAGCCGATTCACGACCCGTTCCTGCATAGCACGATAACCATCGCTATCAGCAGGTGGGATTTGTTAAAGGCCCTGTTTAGAAAGCAATTCATCACGAAGATCGAAGTCTCGGTGCGTGGGACGGAGGGCGTTCAACGGGCGATTATGATGCTTGACCCGAAAGAACTGCAAGCCGAAACCTCGCGCATCATTGACGACCGACGCAAGAGCAGGGAAGAAAATGCTGGCAATAGTCATTGCTACACGCAGGGCTGACGTGCGGCGGCGTCTCCCTCAGAAGAAGGGTGGGGCACGGTGAAATGGCAGTAACAGGAGGGGAGATGGAAGCGATGCAGAATACTGATCGTGAACTTTGGCGCGAACGCGATGGCGATTACTACGCCGATAGCATCCACGTCACAAAAGGCGGAGGGATAGGAATCAACTGTGGCGGAACTGTTTATGTCAAGCCGATTAGGGAGTGGCACAAATTAGCTGGCGGCAAGATAGATTTGAAGCACCCTCATGGTGAATTTTTGCTCCCCGCCGCCTATCCCGATGCGCTGGACGAGTCCGACAAACAGTTTTATTCCTCTAGTGGCGATGCGCGACTAGCGATGATTTGGGAGAAGTTGAAGGGCGTGGAATCGCAGGGCAAGTGAAACGCGGAAGGGGCGAGATGATGCTATTCAAAAAGGACGAATCATCAAAGGCCGTGAATGTGTTAATTGAGGAACAACTCCAAAAGGAAGCGGCAGAGGTTTATCGTCGTGGCTGGTGCGTTCAACAGGCAACTATGTTCTCGGACGAATGCTCTGCCGCAGAGGTCATACGCAAAGCCGAGCAAATATATGAATACGTCTATGGCCCAAAAGAGTGAGGGAAGCAACGCAATGGCAGAAGATAGCATGAGCAAACTAGCGAGACTGATTCTAATAGCATGGTTGGTACTGCCGTTGACGCTTCTCTTGCTGCTCTGCGGCTGCGGCGCTCATAAATACCCTAGACCATTCGTCAGCGCACCACCCAACTTTGAAGGCAAGTGTGCGATCGGCGAGCAGTACAACCACTGGAGCCAGAAGTGCGAGAAGTATCCAAGCGAGGGCGTTCACGGATGCGGCGTGGAGGTCCAGCAGGCCGACGGCTCAACCTGGGTGACTCCCTGCTGGCCGGAGAGCAAGTGGAGGAAGCCGTATTGCACGAAGGATTGTCGATGAGCGAACCAAAACCCTTCTCGTTTTACGAGATTCAGCCAAACGGCAAGATTTTGTTTTTCGTTGACGCCAGCTTGCTGAAAAGCTTCTCTCATTGCGAGGCGTATTTCTATCTCAAGCACGTCAAAAACATTCGACAAAAAGGAACAGTGATTACCAAACCCTTCCCGATGGCTATAGGCTCTTGGTGGTCTGATGTTATGGAGGCTTTCTACAACTCGCTGCGCGACAAGCGTGAGCTTGGTTTACAAGACATACAAGACATTGCGCTCCAAGCTTGGGCCTCAAACGGTTTGGAAGCTTGCGCTCTAGCGGAGCCTGATAAGTTTGCTCAGTTTGGTGACATCGCCGGCGCTGTTCTGATGCTCAAAGACTACTACGAATCTCAATACCTTATCGACAAGCACAACTGGAAGGTCGTGTCGGTTGAAGAGGGGTTTGGATTGAAGAAAGAGGTGTTCATTGGAGAAACACCAAGGGTCGTTGTCTATTGGGTCGGTCGACCTGATCTTGTTGTTGTCGAGAACGAACGACTTACTCCTGTCGACCACAAAACTGTCTCACGAATCGACGGCTTTACAACAAGTCGTTACAAACCATCTACTCAAATGTCTGGGTACACATATTCATGCGAAGTCATCGCAAAATCCCTTGGTTACGGAGTTAGAGTCGATAGGTGCATCGTTAATATCTGTTCTCGCGCGAGACCTACTGACAAACCTCGAAGTGGCCAGAAAAGACCTCGCTTTATTCGAGCTTACCCTAACTTCACTCGTGAGGAAATCGAGGAGTGGAGACGTAACGTCGTCGGAATCTGCGAGCGGATAGCGCAGAATCTTCGCTCGAATGAATGGACTTGGATGGAGACGTCGTGCCACAATTTTTACATGAGGCCTTGCGACTATCTAAAGCTTCACAGCGCGACGCCATCTTCGCGAGATATCATCCTCGCAGCCGATTTTGCAGAAGGGCGTCCTTGGAAGCCCTACGAACCGTCGAAGGAGGTAGAAGATTAAATGTCAAACTGCGAAGGACCAGTCGCGATGTATCGTTTTTACAACACGGAGCGTAGTATGTTCGGAGAGCCTTTTTCGCTCTGTGAAAGGCATTTCAAAGAGCAGCCGATTCCTTCGGCTTGTACCATCAACAAGATAGCTGAAAAGAGTTTGCAATCCTGTGTCAAAAAAGAGGATTAATGCCAACAGAAATGCGTATTATGGCCGAAGAGCCACCAGTAGCGAAGCTAAAAATCGCTTTGGTGGGGAAGGAGAAAAACGGCAAGTCCCGTCTAGCCTCAACAGGCCGACCGAACGTCCTTGTGCATGACTTCGACAACCGTGCCGAAGCTTTGCAAGGCCGAAAGGGTGTCTACGTTATTTCTTACGTCGAACCACAATGGCCGAAACAGCCCGAAGCGGCTCAAAAGTTCTTGGACAATCTTGCAAAGCTTGAAGATTCGTTGGACCTTCACGCCCTTGGATTTAAGTGCCCGAAGGGAACGCTCGTCGGTACGAACGTTATTGACTCTATCCAGACCTTTGGCAAAGCCTTTCAGAACTATGCGCTGTACGGACAGAAAGACATTCGTCGTGAGATTACCTTCGGTGGAATGAAGGTGTTCCTTCCAGGTGGTTGGGACGCTTGGAATGCTGAGATGGTCCCTGTGGAAAATTGCGTTCTGCGTACCTTGGCGCTGCCGACCGACACCATCATCGTTCTTCATGAAACAGCTGAGGAAACCGCCGACAGTACCTCGGAGAAGCCTCGCTTCAGCGGACGTGTCGGTGTGTTCCCAGTTCGTTATCAACGACTCATCAAATACTTTAACGAGCTATGGCGTGTCAAGCTCGTACAGCAAACCGTCAACCAAAAGCTTGTCTATCTACCGAAGGTGTTCCCTTTTCCGAACTACGAATTTGACAGCGCGACGGCGTTGCTCCTTGACCAAGAAGAAAACCCAAGCATCGTCGAGATGATTGCGAAGCACGAGCAACGCTTGAAGCAAAACGGCCTTCAGCTCCAAAACGGAGCACCGAAGCAACTCCCCGCGGGGTTGAAACTCTAAAGGAGAACAAAATGGGACTACGTCTTACAGCAAACAAAGATGAAGTCAAGGGCTTGCCCTTGATGCAGGAAGGCATGGTGACCGTTCGACTTGACGGCTTTAAGCCTCAGTTGTCGAAGAACAAGGATTCGGTGAACCTGAATCCCATCATGAAAATCATCAACCACGCCGAGTACAACGACCGCTCAGTATTCGAGAACCTCAACACGAAGGGAAAGTGGGTGTGGACGGATTTCTGCCACGCCTTCGGAGTACCGATGGTCGCAGATGCTGCCGGGGACTTCGAGTTTCCTGGACAGTGGGGCGAGGGTGTCAATGAAAGCGACCCTTCGACCTGGCAGTATTCTGGACCACTCCTCGGCCAACAGGCTCAGCTTTACATCATCCAAGGAGACAACGGTAAGGGCGGTGTGAACAACAAAGTGAAATTCTATGTGTGCAAAATCGCCGGATGTGTAGACAAACATAGTTCAAATCTTGCAAAGTGAGGACTTCGTGAAAAGGTCAAAGGGCTTTTGGTTTTATGTCGAAAAAACTGAAAGTTGTTGGCTTTGGAAAGGTTCCAGAGCCAAAAACGGATACGGAAACTTTCACGTTCCCGGCTCTGGAATGAACGGTTCAACTGTATACGCCCATCGATATTCTTACGAAGAAATCAAAGGAAAAATTCCTTACGGGATGGACCTTGACCATAAATGCAGAGTACGTCACTGTGTAAATCCAGAGCACCTGGAGGTAGTGACGAGAAGCGAAAACCTCAAAAGAGGTCGGGCGTTAGAATCTACTGCTCAAAGAATTATGAGGGCAGCTCGTAAGATTCCACTTCCGGTCTAAAAAGCTTGCTCCGGTTGGCCTCT